GGTACCCCCAGCCGGAGCACCACCACCGGCACCACCAGTAGCACTTAAAAGCGGCCCAAAAGAAGATGTCCCTCCCGATGGTCCTGTGCTAGTACCTCCAGTACCTCCAGTACCAACTGTCACAGTAATAGGGCCGGGAATAGCGGGAGCATCTAAATATAAAATACCAGCACCACCTGCTCCGCCACCACCTGCTTTAGAACCAGCCGGATGTGCAGTACCCCCACCAGCACCACCACCACCAACAATTGTAACTTTTACTGCTTTAATAGCCGCTGGCTTAGTCCAAGTAGCGGGAGTTGTGTAGATCTGCATAACATAATCACCACCAGCAGAAATAGCCTGAGATACCCAAGCGGTGCCGTTAGAAGTAAGGACGTTTCCAGACGTTCCAGCAGATGTAATTCCAGTGCCACCTAATGTTGCGCTTAGTCCAGTTGTGAAATTTATATCTGCATCAGGAAATGTAACTGTCCTATTGGTCGTAACTGCGGCATTAGCAGTCAACTCAACATAGTTAGTCCCGTTGTCTGTGTCTTCTGCAAGCCGTACACGACCTTGAGTAGTGGACGTACCACCTAACGCTATAAGGCCATCACCATTAATATCTACTGCCATGTTTTTCTCCTTACAGGATTAACCAGCGTTGACCAGACGAAACCGTAATAGTCACGCCAGATGCAACAGTTATTGGGCCAACGCTCAAACCATTCTCACCACTAGCGATTGTGTAACTCTGGGAGGCCGTGGTCTCATTAATAGTGATCGCACCACCAGCCTGACCGCCGCCACCGATACTTCCCCAAGCGCCAGCCGCATACCCTTCAAACTGGGCAAGAGACGAGTTGTACCGGAACATACCGTTTGACGGGGTACCGCTTCGCTCTCCAGTGGTTCCTGCTGGCACCTTGATCTGACCCGTACCAGAAAACGTACCATCGCCGGTAGAGGTAAATTCACTAAATGTGGGGGCTACGAAGTAATCCGAAGCCATGCTGATGTTCGTACCGTCGTTATATACAAACGCTGTCTTGCCGTTTGGAACAGTTACTGAGTTACCAGCAACAATCACTCGGATTGACTGACCGCCCGTGGTGTTGTTCTGTATTAGATATGGTTTCTCAATCGCAGGAACAATCAGGTCTCGGGTAACGGTTAGCGATACCCCGGAAGTGACGTTTAGTACAAAGTTACGGGCTACCTGAGTAGCGTTGGTATCCGTAAGAGTCAGGGTTAGATTGGCATCAGAGGTAAAGTTTGCCGTAGCCCTACCGACAATCGCTTCCTCAAGGGCTGTTCCAAGGTTTGCGTTGGTAACAGTGCCCCAAGTACCGGAGTTTTCTCCGGTTGCCATTAACTGAATCTTAAGGTCTGAATATGTACTTGCCATTTGTTACTCCTATGCCGCTATCGGCATCCAATTTGGTGTTTGAACATCGTTAACCTGTTGCCAATTCGGGTTCTGATTGGGGTTGATTTTACTCCAGATCAGAACTTTTCCGGTACGTCCTTGCGCTTGAACTCCAGTTACAGGTACCGATATTGGGATACTTGCTACTGCCGTTCCTATTATTCCTGTTGCTTGCATTCCAACAGGTTTAATATTGTTAACCGTGCGGACAGATACCTGCCCGATAACTCCTAAACCTTCTACACCTGTCGGGAAAGCATTTACTCCGCCTTCCGCTTCTTCCTGTCCTAGCAACCCAACGGCTTGAACTCCTGCTGGCTGTATATTCCCTTTAGCCGACACGCCAACAGAATTAACTAGCCCAGTACCTTCGACCCCGGTGACGTAATATCCAACCGTAGCCCGAACCGTACCAACTGCACCTGTACCTACAACCCCCGTCGGGAATATGTTGGCTTCAATATTCTCATCGGTCTGACCTAACTGCCCAGTACCTACAACACCTACTGCGTAAACATTTACTTCCCGGCTTTCGTCAACAGTACCAACTTGACCAGTAGCCGTTAGGCCAATCACAGGGGCATTAGCCGCAGCCCTTGCTACTACAGTCCCAACAAACCCATCACCATGAACGCCGGTTACAACAACATTAGCGTCGGTTTCTACATCTTCCTGCCCTAACTGTCCGGTACCTTGTACTCCGGTAACGTAATAGCCAGTCCTCTGACTTAACTGCCCAACTGCTCCACTGCCTTGAACGCCCGTTACAGGAACATTTGCGGCGGCGGAGATTAAAGCCTGTCCAAGATCTACCGTGTGCTGGAATCCAGCAGGCTCAACATCAGCACCAGCGGCAACTCCAACAGGGTCTAACTCGGCATGAGCCTCTACCCCAGTGAGATAAACATTGACCCTACCTACAACCGTGGCAGTGCCTGTCTCACCAGTACCATCAACCCCTACTACATAAACATTTGCAACCTGATTAAACTCTACGGTTCCAACTTGACCCGTAGCCTCTACACCGGTTACAGGGACAGATTTACCTATCCCTACTGATTCATTTCCTAACTGCCCGGACGCAACAACACTAGCGAGTAAGACGTTGACATTAACCTGACCAACGCCCCACTCACCATGTCCCCACCTACCTTCGCCCCAAGCAGGCATCTAAGACTCTTAGGCGATACGGATAATCGCATTTGATGCATCATTGGTTGGGAAGATGATGGTGAAGTCACCGTCCGAAGCCGTTTTATCTGCACCAAAGTCCAACACACAGACCGATGCATTGGTCAGCGTGGTATTAGCGTTGCTGTTTGCCGAAGGAGTGCTGTTATAAATCAGCGCACCACGAGCCGTGAAGTTGGCGTTCGTGAAGGTCTCATCAGAAAAGTCAGTAAAGCCCGTACCTGTGTTGGCGTTAATGTTGGTTGTACCTACACCTGTGTTAGTCAGTGCTTGCCCACCAGCCGTATAGTTAGTACCAGAAGTACCGACTTCATTAGAAGCGGTGTAAGAAGTTGTATTTGCATCCAGCGTTGCCGAGGATGTGTACAAGGCTAAATAAAAAACGTCTGCACCAGCATCGGCGGACGGACGGAAATCGTGAACCCCAAGCAGAAGTTCTGCTTTAAACGAGGTCGTCATTGCTTGCGTGATAGCCATATTAGGCTCCTTTATTCATCTAAAAGTTTAATAAACTCAGGATGTCCTGCTTTCCTGAACTTGATAGCCAGCGTCGTATGGTGCGACTTAATGGCCTCTTTCATGTAAAACACCAAAACCTGACGGATTTGATTTCTAAACGCCTCTGCCTGATCCCGAATAGCAGGGTGCGTCTGAGAACCTACAGAAATAATCTTGTCTAGCGCCCGTTCTGCAACTTCCTCTGGGGTAAACCCTCGGCCTTGCGTTGTAAGAACTTTGACGTTTGCGCCCCCTAAAAGGAAGGCTACTTCGCTCATTGTGCTCATCTAACTGGATACCTCGCTTGAACGGTTCTATACATATCTTGACGGTCTTTGCCTTCACCAAGTTGTTTCAACATGGCAAGTGCTTCATTGTAGCGGGATATGTAGGTATCGTTAACGTCCTTCTCGCCCTTCATAAAGGTATAAGCCTCAAGCAGGGAGCCGTACAGAAGAGCAGAGTCAAAGTTGGTACCAAGCCAAGTTGTGCCAGACGTAACAATAGACGGCGGGTAGGCGTAGTAGTGCAACTCCATGCCATAGTCGGCATCTGGGGTCGGCCCCAAAATGAACGTATTCTCATCAAAAATAGCGTAGTGGGTAGGAGCACCCGTTGCAGTTGGGTCAGGAAAAGCCTCCCGAATAAACTCCACATCCTTGTTTAGCAGGTATTCCTGTGAGCCACTTGGGTCAATCCGAGCCAGCGAGAACGTGGATAACCAATCTGTAGGCGTAGTTAAAAACCTATTATTGGTTGTGCAGTTACCTGTCACGTTCTCCCGGGCGACTGGGAGTTGAACGCTATTAAAGATCCTCTGCTCGGCCTGACGGATGAACGTATCAATCTGATCTTTGGTAAGAAAAGATGTCGTTGAAGCCGTTGTGGTCGCAACTACCGTGTCAGGGAAGTCGTTTTCACAATAGGCTTGGATCGTATTAAATAGCGTCGAGTAGTTCATTTAGCCCATCT